GATTTTGGTGAAAATTTTTACATATCTGAAGAAGAATTAAATTATTATGTTGATGGATTTATTCAAGCTATAACCGATAATATTGAAAAAGTTAAAGAATCTGCTATTAATGAAAATAGTGGTTTAGATTCTTTAGAATCTGGTATGGACGATTTTGATGTTAAATTATCTTTATATAGGTCATTTAAATCTTTGTATGATAAATGGATTTCAAATTCAGAAACCCCAAATGGAGTTACGAATGGTTATTTTTATAATAATTATGGTAAAGATAATGATAGATTATTATTTGAACATTTTAAATTTATTAATAGAGCTAATCAGGATGTTGGTAAAAAGGCTGTAATAGATTTTTCTTATTTATCTAATCTAGCTAATAAACAAAATGGACAAGGACCAACACAATCTTTATACGAATCTTTAACAGGTGTTTTAAGTAAAAATAATTTTGATTTTTGGCCTTTACCAGCTAATATAAATTTATCTACTCAATCAATGAGTGAAGAAGATGTTAAAGATATATTTAGACCATTAAATTTTGTTAAAAATATAGAACCAGGACCTACTTTCGTATGTGTTTATATTGGTGGTAGTTCTAGAAGTTTAGCTGATTTAAATAGTGGAAGTAATATTTGTGTTAACAATGGTGGTGGTTTTTATTATAATGATGATTCTTTTGATATATCACAAACCTCAGATTGGCCATCAGAATATAGTTCAAACAATGAAGGTATTGTGGCTTTTAAAGTTAGATATGGACAAGAGGCACAAAATCATTTTAACTCAATAGAGTTAGATCAAACCGAGTTTAAAGAAACACAAGAATCTTTACAAATAATAGATTCTATGAATAATCCTAATAGTGGTTCTAACCCTAATAAAATAGGTAAAGGTAATAATATGTATGATCTTTATTTGACTAGGTCGTATAATTGTACAGTTTCAGGTTTAGGAAATATGGCAATACAACCACTAATGTACTTTAAATTAGAAAATGTACCAATGTTTAGAGGTACTTATTTAATAATGGGTGTTAAACATACAATAACACCACATAACATTAAAACTGAATTTACTGGTATGAGACAACCTAGGATTACTATACCAGTAGTTACAGAAGCTTTAAGTTTATTAGACATAGCTTTAACTGAAATATCAACACAACCAACAGTACAACAACCGATAGAACCTACTATTAGTAATAATATTTAGGGTAATTTTGATAAAATTCCTGCTGGTAATAATAATTTTCGTTAAGCACAAATACCTAAAGAACTTATACTTTATGTGATAATCTGTAACTTTCTATGGTAGTGGTTACCATAAATACATAGAATCATTTATGTCATCAAAATCTTTAGTTAAAAATAAACCAAAAGTGTAAAATATAGATTATTTTATTTTTAATGTTTATATTTGTTATATGAAATTAGTTAAAATAACTACAAATGATATTGAATTGGTAAAACCATATATGACAGAGGTGATGTCATTTGATGATGGTATTATTGAAATTATTGTTGGTTGGGATTTAGCTAAAAATAAAGGAGGTTCAATATTAAATCATAAAATTAAAGAAAATTTATATTGGACTTTTTCACCTAATGAAAAAAGAAAAGTATTTGAAGAGCATATAAATTCTTTTCTACATGAAGCTTTAAATGAAATTATTACAAATATTAAGATAAATAATTTAAACCCATTAGAATTTGAGACTAGATGGGATTATTTAAATTTTGTTAAAGGGAACGTTACTGGTTGTGACGGATATTTATATTCAAATAGACTTTACATTTATTGTGGTAATATAATAAACCACATAGATTTAAGTCTTTTATCTTTTATGTCTTGGGATATAATAGATGAAATTAAACAACTAATAACAATGAAAGAATACAATGAAATACCTAAAATTATTGGTGACATTGATATAAAATACATCCCCTATTTAAATGCAAAAAAAAATAATATTAGTAGCGACATTTGTTAGTCCATCTTATTTAGATAAATTTCTTTACAAAATATACAAAACTTTTGGTGTAAAAAAGAAATCTGTTTTTATGTTTGAAACAGATACAGAAGATTTATTATTAACATATAAAATATATCTAGAATTAGATCAAAAAATAGATATAAAAAAAGAATTACCCAAAACAGTACAGATACATAAAAAAGGTAGTACTTTTTTTACGATAAATGCTTTAAATAAATTAATAGAGAAAGATTTCAATTTAGATTTCGGTAATGTAAAATATTCTGATTATGAATTGGATTGGAGTAAATATGAGAATGTTATAATATTAATTAAAAATAATGAATTAGATATTTTAAATCTAAAAAAGAAAATTATAGAATAATAAGATATTTATAAAAAAAGACAGTCATGGAAGATAATAATAAAAAAGAAAAAGAACTTAAAGAAAAGTTAAATAATTTTTTAAAAGACAATAAATCTTGTGAAGGAGAAGAATGTATTATTAAAGATCCACAAGATTTAGTTCAAAGAGAACATAAGAAAATCATCACTAACGATGGTCGTCAACTTTTAAGTGAATATACTAGATAAAATGGCTAATACTATAAAAGAAGATTTAAACAGATTTAAATCCCTAATCGGTTATGACCCTTCTAAGGGTAATATTAATGAGGCTAAAATGAGGAGAGAAGCTCCAGGATATAGAGATTATATGTCCTTGAATGAAGCTGAACCTGGTGAAGAAGAAGAAGGTGGTGATAATGAAGAAGAAAACACTGATTTTGACTTTGGTGATGAAGGTAATCCAGAAGATAACGTACCTGCTCAAGGGGAGGAAACTCCAACTGATGCTGGTGAAACTGAAGAAACTGAAGATGAGTTTGGTACCACTGATGAATTTAGTGCTGTAGATGATTTAGAAAGTACTGATGATGAAGATGTCGAAGAAATAGATGTAACTTCAATAGTATCTAAATCTGATGAAGCTAAAGAAATGGCTCAACAAGCTGTATCTGTAGGACAAGAAAATATGTCTTATTTAAAGGCTTTAACAGATAAACTTTCAAATCTAGAATCACAATTAACTAAAATGGATTCTATAGCTACAAAAATTAATAAATTAGAACAAGATATTAAAACTCCCGAAGAAAAATTAGAATTACGTTCTTTAGATAGTTACCCATTTAATATTAACCTTAGTGATTTTTGGGTTGAAAAGGCGGCACAAAACAAACATTACGATATTAGTGGTGGTGAAAGCAATGTCGATGGTAGAGAAGTTGAATATAAAATAACACCTGAAGATGTTGACGATTTTAATGACGTTGATATTAAAAAATCTTTTGTACCAGAATCTAAAACTAAAAAAAAAGTTCTTAAAAATTTTAAAAAGTAAATAAATAAAAGGAGGTCCAAAAGACCTCTTTTTTGTTTACTTTATAAGAATGTTTTATTATAATTAACAAGATAACAAATTTATTAATTAACAAAAAAAAAGTAGTTATGAGTGTACTCGATGCAATTGCAAAACAGTATGAAAACAACAAATCTGGAAACAGTACAAGTGGAGGTTCATACGAACAAGATTTCAGTAAGTATTTTGCTGTAAGACTTGAAGAGGGTCATGATAATGGTGAATTTACTATTAGATTGATGCCTCCTAAAAAAGGAGTTCATCCCCTTGTTAAAGAAGGTGATACCCCTTTTGATGAAGGTCATTGGCATTCAGTTAAAGTGGGTGGTAAATGGCGTAAGATTTATTGTAGAAAACACAATGATGGTGAACAATGTCCTTTATGTGAAGTTTCTGATGATTTATTTAAATCATGGAAAGAAACAGGCAACAAAACAGACAAAGAATTAGCAACACAATATTCAGCTAAGAAATTTTATTTAGCTAGAATTATTGATAGAGCTAATGAAAAAGATGGCATTAAATTTTGGAGATTCCCACATAACTATAAAGGTGAGGGTGCTTTAGATAAAATTATCCCCATTTTTACTAAAAAAGGTGATGTAACAGACCCAAGAGAAGGTAGAGATTTAACTTTAATTATTGGTAAAGATAATAAAGGTTATGCAAAAATTACTTCTATTATGTCTGAAGATCAATCAGTTCTTACTGACCCTAAATCATCACAAGCTAAAGAATGGGTGAGTGATAATTTAACATGGAAAGAAATTTATAAAGCACAACCATTAGATTATGTACAATTAATAGCTGATGGAGAAACACCTACATGGGATAAAAACCTTGAAAAATTTGTTGCTAAAGGTGATGATACTGATACAGAATCATCATTTAAATCAACCCCTTCAAATACCAAAACTAAAACAGTTGAGGTTAATGATGAATATGAAGATGAAGATCCATTCTAAAATTTAAAAAATGTCTAAGAAAACAATTCAGAAAAAAGAGTTTTCATTGGATTCTATATCCAATAGATTCTCATCAAAAACAAAATATAAACCTGATAGGTTTATCGATTTAGGTAAAGTGTTTCAACAAGCTACTGGGGTTCCAGGACCAGCAATTGGACATTTAAATGTATTCTTGGGACATTCTGACACTGGAAAAACCACAGCACTCATTAAGAGTGCTATTTGGTGTCAGAGAAATGGCATTCTACCGATATTCATTATCACTGAGAAAAAATGGAGTTTTAAACACGCTCAGTTAATGGGTTTTGAATGTGAAGAAGAAAGTCCTGGTGATTGGAATGGTTTTTTCATATTTAAAGATGATTTTGAATATATAGAACAAATTACTGATTACATGAATGAAATTCTTGATGCTCAAGCTAAAGAAAATTGGCAAAAAGATGGGAAACCATTAGATATTTGTTTTCTTTGGGATTCGGTTGGTTCCATTCCTTGTAAAATGACATTTGAAGGTAAAGGTGGTAAGATGCATAACGCTTCAGTGTTGGCTGATAAAATTGGTATGGGTTTAAATGGTAGAATTACAGGTTCTAGAAAAGAAACTTCTACACATACAAATACTTTAATTATAGTTAACCAACCTTGGGTAGAGTTACCAGACTCACCAATGGGTCAACCAAGAATTAAAATGAAAGGTGGTGAAGCTATTTATCTTAATAGTACTTTAATTTTCTTGTTTGGTAGTCAAAAAAATGCTGGAACAAATAAATTAAAAGCTACTAAAAATGGTAGAAGTGTTAATTATGGAACACGTTCTAAAATATCAATACTAAAAAATCACGTAAATGGTATTGGTTATCAAGACGGTAAAGTAATTGTTACACCACACGATTTTATAGAAGATTCAAAAGAAGCTGAGAAAGATTATAAAGATAAGTACGCTGATTATTGGATTAATATGTTTATCCAAAGTGGACTTGAAGAAGTTGATGAAAATGATTTAGATTTTGCTATTGAAGAATCTGAAGAATTTGATAGTGAGGAAATTGATGGTTTAGTTTAGAATTATGAAAGTCGATTATAATAAATTAGTAGAATTAAATAAAGAGGCTAGTATAGAAAATGGTGTAAATACTTTGTCTTGTTATTTTTTAATTCAAAGAGGTGTTGAGGAATTTTTAATGAATGGTACATTAAGTGACCAAAACAGGACTTTTTTAATCGATTTAGGTGTTTTAATTGAATCTGAAGAAGAATCACAAAGAAGAAATATTGTTGGACCTTTTAATTTCAGTACCAATGGGTCTACGAATTCCTAAAAGTAAAAGTAGGAAAACAAAAACTCTGATTGTCGATGGTAACGTTCTTATGAAACGTTCTTATAATGGAGCTAAGAACGTTTACCATAAAGACAAACATATTGGAGGTATATTTGCTTTTTATAGTACTTTACGTAAATTAATCATTGAACATAAAATTGATAAAGTAGTAATCACTTGGGATGGTGAACGTGGTGGAACTTTGCGTTTAGATTATTACCCAGAATATAAAGGTAATAGACCTAGATTTTTCGACCAAGATTATGAACTACAAAAAATTAGAGTTAAACAGTACGCTGAAGACCTTTTTATTAGACAATATGAACATTCTGATGTAGAATCAGATGATTTAATAGCATTCTATTCTCAAAATAGAAATAAAATGGAAGAAGTTATGGTTTATACTAATGATAGGGACCTATGCCAATTAATTAATGAAGATGTAACTATTTTTTTAGCTGATAAAAAAATGGAAATCGGAATAGGTAACTATCAATGGTTTTTTGAACATCACTATACAAACGCTGGATTAATAAAAATGATAGAAGGTTGTAGTAGTGATAACATTAAAGGTATCGATGGTGTAACTGAAAATACTTTATTAACACATTTTCCACAATTAAAAGAACGTAAAATGACTTTGGATGAAATATTTGAACAAAGTAAATTAATCCAAGAAGAAAGAGGGAATAAACCTTTAAAAGTTATTGATAATATCATTAATGGTGTCTCTAAAGGTGTACATCGAGGACCATTTTATGAAATAAATCAAAAAATAATAGATTTAAATCAACCTTTATTAACAGAAGAGGCTAGAGAATCTATGAAAAATTTATTAGATTTACCATTAGACCCTGAAGGTAGAGATTACAAGAACGTTTTAAAAATGATGATAGAAGACGGAGTTATGTACGCAATACCTGGAGGTGAAAACGGTTATATAAATTTTATGGAACCATTTATTAAATTATTAAAAAAAGAAAAGTTAAATTTTAAAAACGTAAAAAAATGAAAAAATTTGAATTTGTATTGTACATTAACGGAAACATTATTTGTCAAAGATTTTTTTCCATTAAAAACTTTAATCAAAGAGTTGTTCGTTCTCTAGAACTAACTGATTGTGTAAACAATTGTGTAAAATTGATTGAAGATGATTTAAAAGAAAAAACATACGAGTATTTATACAAAAATTATAATCCGTATAAAGAACAAACTAAAGAAGAAATCGTATCTGAGAATATATACGATAATGAAGATATTTTTGATTTTGAAATTAAAATTGATGAGAAATGTATTGTAAGAAAAAGTTTTACTGGTAATGTTTACCCACAACGTGTTAGATACTCTGTTGATGTTCGTAAAATTATTCCTTCTTTAATTAAAGAAATACAAGAAACATTTTCTTTAGAAAATTTTAGTGTGGAATATAGCGGAATTGCACTATAAACTATACTTATTATTAAATGTTGGATATGAGTAAAGAAGTTACATTAGGTTATTTAGGTTACAAGTTTCAGACAGAATTTATAAATCAGATTTTACATCCAGCAAATAAAAAATTCGCTGATAGAATTATTGATATTGTACACGCAAAGTATTTTGATAATGAATATTTTAGACTTATCATTGCTACAATAAAAGATTATTTTGAAAGATTTGAAAAAATACCTTCTTGGAGTACACTAGAGACTATTCTTAAAGTTGAAATTAAAGATAAGATAACACAAGAATATGTGTTTGAAATCACAAAAGAAATTAGAAATTTAGAAGTTGAGGATTGGGAGTTTATACAAGAAAAATCATTAAACTTTTGTAGACAGCAAGAACTTAAAAAGGCAAATGACAAAATATCAAAAATTATTGATGAAGGTGATTTTGACAAGTATGAGGAATGTGCTGAAATAATGAAAGAAGCTTTATCTGTTGGAGCAGAAAAAGATGATGGAACCTCAATCTCCGAAGGTTGGGATACAGTTTTAAAACCGGATTTTAGACATCCAGTTCCTACGGGAATAAGTGGTATCGATGAATTAACTGACGGAGGTTTATCAAGGGGTGAATTAGGTGTTATTTTAGCTCCCTATGGTGTTGGTAAAACAACTATCTTAACTAAGATTTCTAATACCGCATATAATATGGGGTATAATGTTTTACAAATTGTTTTTGAAGATATACCAGACGTTATTAAAAGAAAACACGCAGCTTGTTGGAGTGGTATTGAGTTAAATGCTTTATCTGAACAAGAAGAACATATTCTTGAAGTAATAAAAGATAGAACAAGTGGTAAAGAAAACGATTTGGTTATTAGAAAATTTTCGTCTGAAGGGGTTACTGTTAATCACATTAAATCCTATATAAGACACTTAATTTCAGTTGGTTTCAAACCTGATATTATTATTTTAGACTATATTGATTGTGTCGAATCAACTAAAAGATACAATGATGAATGGTCTGGTGAAGGTAATGTTATGAGAGGTTTTGAATCAATGTTAGCGGAATATCAAATGGTGGGGTGGACAGCTGTTCAAGGTAATAGAAGTTCAATTTCATCAGATGTCGTTACAGGTGACCAAATGGGTGGTTCAATTAAGAAAGCACAAATAGGTCATTTTATAATGTCTATCGCTAGAACTTTAACACAAAAAGAAAGTAATAGAGCAACGATAGCAGTTTTAAAATCTAGATTCGGTAAAGATGGGGTTATTTTTGAGGATTGTACATTTGATAATGGTAGAGTATTTATTGACACGGAAACTTCAGATACTTTTTTAGGTTACGAGAAAAAGGTTGAAGAAAGAAAAGATGAAAACGTTAGAGAAAGATTAAAAATGGCTAAACTTAGAAAACAACAAAAGGAAACCGATTAGAAATCAAATACAATTAATAATTAGTAAAATGGAAGAAAAAATATTAAAGGAAAACCCTGGTAGATTTGTGATCTTTCCGATTCAACACAATGATATATGGGATTTTTATCAACAACACCAAGCAGCTTTTTGGACAGCTGAAGAAGTAGATTTAACTGATGATATCAGAGATTGGAGTAAATTATCAGAAAACGAACAATATTTTGTTAAAAACGTATTATCATTTTTCGCAGCATCTGATGGTATTGTTAATGAAAATTTAGCTGAAAACTTTTATAGAGAAGTTCAATATCCAGAAGCAAAGTTCTTCTATGGATTTCAATTGGCTATGGAAAATATACATTCATTAATGTATTCACTTTTAATTGATACTTATATCAATAACCCAAAAGAAAAAGATGAATGTTTTAATGCTATTGATAGATTACCTGCAGTTCAAAAGAAAGCTAAATGGGCTTTGGATTGGATTGAGAACGCTTCTTTCCAAGAAAGGTTGGTTGCTTTTGCAGCAGTTGAAGGAATATTTTTTTCAGGTTCATTTTGTTCAATATTTTGGTTAAAGTCTAGAGGTATTATGCCGGGGTTGTGTAGTGCGAACGCTCTTATTTTTAAAGACGAAAATTTACATTGTGATTTTGCTATTCATTTATTGAATAATCATATTGAAAATAAACCAAGTGAAAAAAGAATTAAAGAAATTTTATTATCAGCATTAGAAATTGAAAAAGAATTCATTACTGAATCATTACCTGTGTCTTTAATTGGTATGAATCAAAATTTAATGAAACAATATCTTGAGTTTGTTGTTGATGGTTTACTTGTTAAATTTGGTTGTAGTAAACAATTCAATGTAACACAACCATTTAAGTTTATGGAACAGATAGCAGTTGAGACTAAAGGTAATTTCTTTGAATCAAGAACTGTTGAGTATCAGAAAGCAAAACTAAATGAAACTATAACTTTTACTGACGATTTTTAATTAAAAAAATATTTAAAATATGATGTCATTACGCATTAAAAAAAGAAGTGGTGAAGATGTATCTTTTAATCCACAAAAAATTTATAATAGAGTTAAAAAGGCCTCGAAAGGTTTAAATGTTAACTCTGACGAGATTTTTATTAAAGTTATCACTTCTGTTCCAACAGAAGGTTTTATTACAACTAAAGAGTTAGATAAACTAGTGTATGAGATTGCAGCATCTTATACAGGTAGTCATCATGATTATTCTAGATTAGCTTCATCTGTAGCTATATCTTCATACCATAAAGAAACTGACCCAAGTTTTTCTAATACTATTAAAGTATTACATAGTGAGGGTGTTATTCATGATAGAATGATTGAATTAATTGATGAATATGGTTCAGAAAAAATTGATGAGATTATTAACCATGATAACGATTATAATTTTGATTATTTTGCTTGGAAAGCATTACAAGAAATGTACTTGTTGAAATTACCAAATGGTAAAGTGATCGAAAGACCCCAACACATGTATATGAGGATTGCTTTATGGGTAACGGATAGTTTTGAAGATGCTGTTGATTATTACCATTCATTATCGAAACAATTAATTTCAAAGGCAACACCAATTATGATTAATTCGGGAACTTTGATACCTCAGTTAGCGTCTTGTGTATTACATTATAATAACTCAGATTCAAGAGAAGGATTATTGGGTACTATGAATGATATTTCAACATACTCATCAGATGCTGCGGGGATTGGTTTATGTATGTCTAACTTGAGAAGTAAGGAAAGTAGAATCTCTACATCAGGTGGTTATGCTGGTGGATTGTTAAAATACCTTAAAATTGTAAACGAATCGTTAAGATTCTTTAATCAACAAGGTAGAAGACCTGGTAGTGCAGCTATTTACATTGAACCTTGGCATAAAGATATTTTTGACCTATTAGATATTAAAAAGAACACAGGTAAAGAAGAGTTAAGAGCGAGAGATTTGTTTACGGCACTTTGGATTCCTGATAACTTCATGAGAGCGGTTAAAAACAACTCTGATTGGTATTTGTTTTGTCCTAACGATATTAAAAAGGCTGGTCTTAAAGCCCTTCAAGAATGTTATGGTGAAGAATACGAAGAAGTATATCAAAAAGCTATTAATTTAGGTTTGGGTACTAAAGTTAAAGCACAAGATATTTGGACTAAAGTTATTGAATCACAAGTTGAGACAGGTGTTCCTTATTTATGTTCTAAAGACAATGCGAACAGAAAGACTAATCACCAAAACATTGGAGTGATTAAACAATCAAACCTTTGTAATGAGATTTATCAATATACTGATGAGAATACAACAGCAATCTGTACTTTATCATCTATGGTATTGAAAAACTTTATTATTGACGGAAAATTTGATTTCAAATTGTTACATGATGAGGTTAGAAAAGTTGTTAGAACTCTTAATAAAGTTATTAACATCAACAAATATTCAACAAGTAAAGGTGAACTAGGTGGTTTAGACCAAAGAGCTATTGCGATTGGAACTCAAGGTTTGGCAGATGTATTTTATTTAATGGATTATGAGTTCACTTCAAATGAAGCGAGACAATTAAATAAAGATATTTTTGAAACAATTTATTTCGCAGCAATTACCGAAAGTATGGAATTGTGTAAATCAGGTAAATATCAACCATATAACCACTTTAATGGTTCACCAATGTCTAAAGGTATTTTCCAATTTGACATGTGGGGGTTAACTGAAAGTGATTTATTTTGGGATTGGTCTGAATTGAAAGAAAATGTTAAAAAATATGGTATATGTAACTCATTATTCACAGCACAAATGCCTGTAGCATCTTCAGCTAAAATCACTGGTTCCTATGAAATGACTGAACCAGCACATTCAGCTATTTTTAATAGACGTGTTGTAGGTGGTGAGATTATGATTGTTAACAAATATCTTATCAGTGATTTTGAAAAAATAGGATTATGGTCTGAAGAATTAAAGAATGAAATCATTTTTAATGAAGGGTCAATTCAAAACATAAACTTTAATAAGTATTTGGATCAAGAAGATAAAAAATACAAAACAAAAGTTAGAAGAATTGAACATTTAATTAAAAAATATAAGAGTATTTGGGAAATATCACAAAGAGAATTAATTGATATGGCAGCAGATAGAGCACCATTCATAGACCAATCACAATCTATGAATATTTATATGGGTAACCCAACTTTATCTAAGATAACATCATCACATTTCCACGCATGGGAAAAAGGTTTGAAAACTCTTTGTTATTATGTTAGGTCAAAAGCAATATCAACAGGAGCAAAACATTTAGCACTTGATATTTCAAAAATCGAAAAATCTAAAGATTCTTCTGAAAAACCTACGGTAGACATATTACCACCGAAACCAATAGATTCACAATTTGAATGTTTCGGTTGTTCTTCTTAAATTATTTAAAACCCCTCTTTTTGAGGGGTTTTTTATGTTTAAAATTTACATTTCATATTTATCATATAAATTATATGTTTGAATATTTATAAATAAAAAGAAATGGCCGAAAGATTTATAAACATAGCGTTTCCCTTTAGAGATGATGAAGTTAAGAACTATTTTTTAGAAATGAATAAAAATAGTTATGATGTAATTAAATCCGATTTACTTCATTTATTGTTAACTACACCTGGTGAAAGATTATACTTACCAGACTTTGGGACTAATTTAAGACAATATATTTTTGAACCAAATGACAATAGTACTAGAGAGAGTATTAAAACTGAAATACAAACAGCTGTTAGTAAATTTATACCAAATTTAATTATTACAACTTTAACAGTTGATAAACCAGAAGAAAATGAGTATGGGAGTAGGTCTGAACATACTGCTGTAGTTCGTGTGGATTATGTGGTGACTGAAGGTGCTTTAAATAAAGTAGACTTTGTTACTTTAACAATTTAATGTAAAAAAAAATATGGCAACACAAAGTAAAAAAATAAATTATTTTGCTAGAAATTTCGCTGATGTAAGGTCAGAATTAGTTAATTTTATTAAATTATATTATCCAGAAGTATTCTCTGATTTTAATGATGCATCTGTAGGTCAGATGTTAGTAGATTTAAATGCTGCTGTTGGTGATATGTTATCTTATCATACAGATAGAATGTTTAATGAAACTTTTATTGATTATGCCCAAGAAAGAAAAAATATTCTAGCTATAGCTAGAACATTAGGTTTAAAAATACCAGGACTAAGACCTAGTATTACTTTAGTCGATTATTCAGTTGTTGTACCTGTTTATGGTGATAGTTGGGATATTAGATATGCTCCTGTTATTAGATATGGTTCACAAGTAACTGGTGGAGGACAAGTATTTGAAAATTTAGAAGATATAGATTTCTCATCACCATATACATCTGGTGGAGTACCTAATAGATTAATTTTACCTAATGTTGATGATAATGGTGTTTTACAAAATTATACCATAGTTAAAAGAGAATTAGTTGTTAATGGATTAACAAAAATATTTAAAAAAACAGTATCCCCATCTGAATCGATACCTTTTTTAGAAGTTTTCTTACCAGATACAAACGTATTGTCTGTTGACAGTATAATTAACTTGGAAGGAACCAATTATGTAAACAACCCAACAATAGACCAATTCATAAGTCCAACTTTAAGATGGTATGAAATGGATTCTTTGGCGGAAGATAAAGTTTTTATTGAAGATAGTACAAGAACTAGTGATAATGAAGCTGTAAAACCTGGGAAATATGTACATACAACAAGAAAATTTATTAAAGAATTTACCGATAACAATTATTGTAAAATAACTTTTGGTAGTGGTATTAGTACCGACCAAGAACAACAAGAAAATTTAATATCTAGTGGTATAAAAATAGGTGACTTTATAAATACTATAGCTTTAGGAGAGATACCCAAACCAAATACAACTATGTTTATAAGATATAGAGTAGGTGGTGGACCTAGTAGTAATGTTGGACCTAACATAATAAATGGTATTGGTAATATAAACATTAATGTTAATGGACCAAACACACAAAGTAACCAAACGGTAACTAGGTCTTTGAGAGTTAATAACCCTATACCAGCTATCGGTGGTTCTGGAGTACCATCTGTAGACCAAATTAGACAATATACAAAATATAATTTTGCGTCACAAAATAGAGCTGTAACAATTAAAGATTACGAAGCTCTATTAGCTAAAATACCTGGTAAATTTGGTTCACCATATAGACATAAAATAACTGAAACACAAAATAAAATAGCTATATATACTTTAGGTTTGGATACTTCAGGTAAGTTAACCAATCAGTCTACCAATACTTTAAAAGAAAATATAGCTACTTGGTTATCTGATTATAGGATGATTAATGATTATGTTGTTGTTAGTGACGGTAGAATTATTAATCTAGCTTTTGAAATAGATTTGTTTATAGATAAACAAGTAAACCAATCCGAAGTTATAAATAATGTAATTAATAAAGTTAAAAATTATTTTGATATTAAAAAATGGGAAATGGGTGAAACAGTTTATATGGCTCAATTGGTTGAAAACATCAATAACGTTGGTGGTGTATTAAATATTATAGACATTAGAGTTTACAATATTATAGGTTCACCATATTCACTTAACTCTATCACAACACAAGGATTTGTACCATCAGCCTCATTAACATCACCTATACCTTTTAATAATTCTAAACAAATTGATTTAGGAACAGATTACGCTTTATTTGGTTCAGTAGATTCTATGTTTGAAATAAAATTTCCTGAAAACGATATAAAAGTAAGAGTAAAAAGAAGTTCTACTGTTACAGATACTTTAAGCATACCTTAATGGATAGTATTAAACAAATAATAGGTAAAGCTAGATATAAATTAGCTCCAAATACGGACTTTAATTATAAAATACATTTAGAAAATACTACTGGTCCGTTAAAGAATAACTTAAATAAAGTTATATCGACACTTAGTGCTGAACAAGTTTTTAGTGATGAAAGAAATAAATCTACTAGATATAGAATATTAGGTAGATTAAATTTAATAACAGACAATTCAATTTTTTATACAGCCTCAACGGTTAATAATTTAAATGGTAGTAAAAAAATCTCCACATTCCCAGCCGATAGTGATTGGGATTTTTTACTTTACAATGACCCTATTAATGGTATACAACCTAAAAATTGGATTTTACAAATTTTATATCCTTATAAAACAGATAAGTATACAAATGTAGGTGACAATCAGGCTTATAAAGGTATTAGTATTTCAAATTTAACCTCAATCAACCCGTCAGCCACAAAAAATCAGGTAATAATAGATACACAACAAAAAAATAAATTATCTGAGGGTGATCTTTGTTATATCTATAGTAACACACATTTTAGTAATTATACTGGTTATCACACAGTACAATCTTTGGGTGTTGATGGGGAGTTTTTAGAAAATAAATTAGTCTTAACTACATCATATAAAGGAGTTCCTAATGGTAATAAATTAACACTAAAAAGGGTTATAAACATTTCAGATGATGATTTAAATTTTGTTAACCCAATTAAAATATTATCTGCTACACCTACAAATATTAGTGGTAATACTACTATAACTTTTAATGATGCTAATTATACTAAGATTAATGTAGGTAATTTATCACCTTCTTTTTCAGCATCAACACATAATTTAAGGGTGTCAGATTATATAGAAATTAGATCTTTAAGTGGTCCGGCTTTATTAAACGGATTATACAGAGTTGAACACATAATAGATAGGTATAATTTTGTAATAGATTTAAGGACAGGTTTATTACCTGGAGTTAATGTACCTATAGGTACAACGAAACCTTTATTTAGGAGAATGGATGGTATACCATCAGATTATTATATTAGAAAATTTAAATTAATTACTGGTAATGATTATGATATAAACAAAGCTACTAGTTTTGGTAAAAGTATATACCCAAAAATTAATGATAATAAATTAGGTGTCGCTAACGATACTTGGTTGTTTACATTCACACAAGATATAGAAACAGAAGGACTATTCACCAATAGAAACGGTAATTTAACAGAACTATATTTTGCTACAATCAAAAGGTCTGGTAAAAACAATATTAATTGGTCTGATGTAACAGCTCATTGGGATTTCCAATATAAAGTAGCTACAACTATTACAGGATTAGAAGTTGTTTCTAAAAATAATCCTTCAGGTGGCGGTAGTATTGAAAAAAATATACCTAAAAGTAGTGAATATTTTGGTGATTTTGTTGAATATAATAGAGGTGAATTATTAGAAAAAACGTTATCAAAAATAATACATAGATTTGCATTAGATAACTCAAATACCCCACAAAAAGGTTATTATTTTGAACCTTTTCAGAAAATATATATAAGAAGATTTTCTGATGTTATTGAGACAGCTTTTATTGGTGACAAAGTTATTGGTATACCTGGTGATGCTGAATTAAGACCTAATAGATCTTATCAATGGAGAGATATTTTAGAGCCAGGTTATATTGAAAATGGTGATAATGGTGTTAACTATCCATTTATTAATGGTGTTAATTATATATATTTTAATAAGTTCGTTTATTTAAAAAGACAAATACCAGATGTAACACCAATAATTTATAGTGTTAGTAAAAAAGCTAAAATAAATTGTTAATGAGTTTATATAGATACCAAATAAGGAATAATTATACTAATATAACTGGGGGTACAATAAACCCTATGGTTAATACTGTTACTAATAATCAGAAATTTACTGATTATTTAACAACTTATAGTGTAAAACCTGGTCAAAATAGTCCTGAATATGTAGCACCAGCTAATTTATTTAAAAACATTTCTTTTAGACCTTCTTTTGATAATTCAAAAGATTTATTTAACACTAACCCAGAACAATTTTATAATGTAAAAAATAGTGGTGGTATATTAATATCTTCAGGTAATACTATAAACCCTATTTTAAATTATAAAAATATAACAATACCTATAAGTTTAAATTTAGAACCTACAGATTATTCTGACGATATAAATGATTTTGTACAAAGAGAAAAAACAAAAAGTATAAATCCTATAATAGATGGGGAAAAAGTTAAATATCTAACACCTAATTTCGAACCAATCAAAATAAGGTTTAGATTTTATTATAAATCTCTAGGTAATAACGCTTTTTTTGCTGAACCAGAAACTTATGGGTATGAACCAGCTGGATTTTTACCTTCAGAAATTAATGTTAAAAATGGATTTAAAAAAAGTTATTTTAGACTTTATTTTTACGATAGTAATGATACTAAAAAACAAAATTTATTATTAACTGAGGATATAAGTATTTATGGTAGCGTTAAACCTATTTTTAATTTTAATAAACTTTATTGGTTAAAAAATGATCCTTTATTTACTGGTACAACTTTTTCAGCTAGAAAAGTTTATGTTGAAGCCAGATTTTTTAATGCTAAAACTGGTAGAGTTCATAGGTTTATTAATATGGATGAAACAGTAACAACCCCACCATCTGTCAGTACTTTAGCTTCAAAACCGTTTTGGAGGAGTAGTAAAGTATTGATATTAAACCCAAATCTAAATGGGGGTAATAGATATTTTAAAACTGACGTAACATTACCAAATGGAGCAAACGAACCAAACGGTATAACCTTTACTGAATATATATTGGATACATAATGAACTTATATAATAGAAAAATACAATATTATAAATCTTTTAAATTAATAGATACTAATGGAGATGGTGTTAAAGATACCATTGTTTATAGTCCAATATCTACAAATTATCACTTGCAATTTAGTTTAGAACAAGACATTAAAAATGTGGGTTATTTCGATAATACAGATGATACAATACCCGAAGTTTTGGATTTAGGAAATTTTTGGAATAACCAATCACATGAAGAGGCTGATTATAATCATAGTAGATTTTCTTCTTTTGTTGAACCAGATTCTTCAGTAAAATTTTGTAACGACCCTAAAGCTAATAATTATAATCCATCATTAATTGGTGTTAATGGTTATTCACCTTGTGAAAACAATGAGTGTTGTGGTTATGATACAATCCAAGAATATAAAAGAAGTAAAAAAACGGTAGAACAAAATCTGAATTGTTTAGTTTTCTATACCGATTGGGGTCCATGGAATGATGAATTAATATATAATGATACTGAACAAATTTATGTTAAAAAAATTGATTGTACTTTTTCTTTGAGGTTAATAAATCAATTGTACATTGAAAATGAATTTGTGAAAGGTGGTTGGTATGGTGCTTCAATATTAATAGAAGTTGATAATGGTTATGGTTTTTCACCCATAGAGCCTAGTAATTCTATTATTAGTAACATAGATTCTGATATTATATTTAATGAACAAAATAAAACTTTTACTTTAAGTGATAAAGTTAGAATTTGGAAAATAAACTCCAATACAAACCCTAATAAATATTATACAACTAAACCTTATAGAGATATAACTTTTAAATCTGATAGTAATTCTAAAATTAGGGTAACATATTTAAATTCTAATGTGGATATAACACATTATCAAAAATATGCTAAACATTTAAGGTTACAGTTAATAAAAGGTTATATACCAGTAACAACCCCAACACCACCTACACCTACTAAAATTTTAAGTGGATATACATGGGCACAAAATATTGTCCAATTAAATGAATTTATTGGTAAACCCATAGATAGATATTCTGAGGGTGAAACTTTTCACTATATACAAAATGGTGATGTTGAAAACAAATATTTAACTTGGCAAAATTATTTAAACGGTTATAAAGAACCAAAAAATAAAGTTTATTGGGGACCATCCTCAACCGAAATAGAAGTTGGTAGTTTTTATACAAATCCTAATGTTAAAATTTTAAATGATTTTGGTGATGATAACCAAAAAACAATTTTATATAATATTGATGGTGATGATTTAAATTACTATACAAACCCAAATGAAATGTTAATTGAATACCCATTCAATTGTAACGTTAAAGAAAATTATGTTTCTTTTTTTGATAGAAACGGTGATGGTTTTGTTGAAAACGGTAATTTAGGTTCTGTTGATAATGGTTTATTTAGTAAAACTAGATATGATTCACCATATATTTTTATAAAACCTGGTACTAAAGATGGTTTAGAACCTTTAAATGATAATCCATTAACAATAACTTCTAAATTAGAAAAAGATTTTCCTTATAGCCCTAGTTCTAATGGTGGTTGGAAAAATTATGCTTATGTTACAACACAGTTAATTAAATCTTTAACTAATGTCACTAATTATTCATTTAAAAATGTTTCACCAACCTGTCAATTAGGGGGTGTAAATCATTTATCTATTGTAGATACTAAACCTGAAATGGTTGACCAATCTAATAGTAATATATTTCTACAACAACCTTATTTTAATAATTATTCAAAATACGCTGATTTTGGTACAGGTACTACAATACCACATATATGGAATATTAATAGTAATAAAGGTGGGTGTTGTTCAAAAACATATGATAGTTCTTTAGATATTTCAAGTGACGGACCTTATTATAATAGTGAATGTTTAACTTGTCACGGACAAATGACAGCTAGGTCAGCACAACCTGTTTTAGATGAAACAACTAGAATAGCTATGCAGACAACAGATAGTGATACGTATTATGGACCTTTCTATGACCCACAAAATCCAACATATAATGGTTATGGTTTAGCCTTTTCTAAAGCTAATAAATTTTGTCGAGATGTTAAAAATAAAAATGGTGTTGAGATTATAAATTCTGAATTAGGTGTAAGTACTGATGAATTATATATAGGTGGTATATTACATGGAGGAGGAGTCCAATACACACCAAATAAATCTTTAACTGATAGTTATGGTGTGATTGTTTCAACACAAACAGGTTTTGATGAGATTACTCCTTTAAATTTTACTGATACTTGTGTTGTTGGGACTAAGTTACCATTAAAATGTACAAGAGTTAATAATGACCCTAATTGTCCAAAAAATAATTGTATGAAATGTATTTTTGGTTTCAAATGTAGTTCAGAAGAAAAACAATCTGGCGTATTTACTGGTAATAATAGTGACTTAAAAGGTCCTACTAATGGTATAAAATATATAAAATGGTAATATCGGGTTTTACAGATTCTAGATTAAATGAGGTTATTAGTTATGATAAAAATAACCCATATATAGTTGGTCTTAATGGGGTAACTAACGTAGTTTATACCCCAAATGTTGTTAATTCTGGTAACACATTATCACAAGTTGAATATACTATAAATGGTATTAAATACATTACCAGTATAGAAAAACCGTTATTCCCAGATTCTGACCTTTATTTTAAAACAAAAACAGTTTATTTTTTTGAAAGTAGTGGTCTAACTAAACAAAATATGAGTCTTATTAAGAGAGAGGCTGAAATGGGTATATCTTTTCCTCCTAAAATTGAAAATCAGATATTTATTGAAAGACAGTCAATATCTGTATTTGAAAGACACTTAAGATTGGAGGATATAGAAAGCGTTGACCAATTCGACACATATAAAAATGGATATTACAATATTTTTAACATAGAATAAAATGGCTACAGGAAATTTTGGGACAGTAAGACCGGCTAACGTATCACCTGATGATATAGATATTTTTTATACATACTCACCTAGTAGAGATGTACCGCCTTCTGTACCTGTAAGAGTTTTAGATGCTAACTCTTTTTTAACACAATTTAATAACCCTTTAAGTGTTAATGGTGTACAACCGATATTAAGTGGTTTATATAATTTAAATTTACCAGCAAACTTATTTTCATCTAAAGGTTATTATACTATAATGATAAGACCTAAACAATATTATACAACAATTATTGATTGTGGTGTTTTGTCTGCTTATCCAGATATAAAAGGTATAGTTTTTAATGTTAACCAATTACCACCAATTTTGACACAAAATGATAGTATGGTAGGTTATAGAATAGAATATTTAGATGATACTAACCAAATTCTACCTAATGTATATAGAATAATAACATCAGCTAATTTAGCTGAAGCGGTTAATCAAAATTTATCTAATACATCACAAAAGGCTATTAGATATAGGTTTAATGATAATTCTAATTTATTATTTTGTACATTAACACCATCTTCACCATCTGTGGTAACACCAAACAAAATACCTTTTATTGGTTCACCCGGACAATCAGTTGTAATAACAAATACATTTTTTAATCCTGTTACAATTGAATTAGAAATGGTTGAACATGATATTGAAACATTAGCATACGGATTATTCGGTAATCAAAGTAAAAGTATCGTTGATGGTAAATATACTATTTACGATTTTGATAACAGAATCTATAAACAATACAATCTTTATGAAATTCAAGATCAATTTACTAATGAACCTTTATTTGAAATTAGAGAAGAAGTTGACCAAATTGATGATACTAAAGATTTTGATACAATAACTACCCTTTAAAATTTTTAAAATTTAATGCCTAATAAAATAGTAGTACCTGGATCATTAACAGAAGCATATAAAATAGGACAGGGTGATTTTGCTCCAAATTTAGTAGGATTACAATCTACTGATGGTGTTACACTTTTTACTTTGGGTAATTTTGCTATTACAACAAAAACTACTCCAGCTACAAGTAAAGTTTATAATACGGGTACTTTTTCAGACTCTTATAATTTAAATAGTTTAAATTTAACTAACGCTGATTCTGATGAATTATCAAATGAGAGTTTAAAAGTTATACTTAACCTAGACCCTAATAGATTAGAAAGATATGTTTATTTTGGTAGTTTTTATACCTTCATTAAAAGTAATATAGAACAAATATTATTAAAATGGAAAGGTTCATTATTAATAGAAAATTTATTAGATGATGACCCTACTAGGTCTTATAAAAATACCATACTTAATTATGTGTATGATAATATTACACAAACTTCTACTTTTAAAGTACCTGTATCTTTAATAAAAAATAAATTTGCTTTAATATACACTAGTGAAGTATTGTTTAATACTTCAGATGAATATGGTGATATATCTAATTTAAATTATAGTTACGAAAATTATCAGTTAACTAACTTATTTGGTGATTTTTATTTATTAAGTTTTACTGGTAGTACACCTAATGATAATTATATATATTTAAAAGTTAACGGTAACCCATGGCCTAACTTAGTTAGTTCAGGATTTGGTAGTTTTAATTACCATATAAGACCTAAAGAAGAAGTACTTAACAAATATTTCTTTAACAGATTAAACGAATTTGAGTCATTAATTTTAAATAGATTAGTCTCACCACCTTATACGATTTCATTAAATTTACCACTAAGAAATGAATCTGGAGTTATTATTTCTAGTAATAGAAGATTAACTTGGCCTACTTCAGATGGTTATAATTTAGATAACGGTTCAACTGAATTTACAAACTATATTAACGATTGGATTGATATAGCGTTAGAAATGGATCAAAACAAAACTGATTTAGTGGCTAGAAGATTTGTTAGTGAATCTATAATTGAGTTTGATACACAAGGTGATGGTACTGAAATATATGGTAGAAAAGTTAATAAGTTATTAAGAATATATGGTAGAGAATTTGACCAAATAAAACAATATATTGATGGTATTACTTTTTCTAGAGTTGTAACTTACGATAAAAAAGATAATACTGCTGATGAATTAGTTAAAGTTTTAGCATCTGAATTAGGTTTAGATGTTTTACTTAGTTATTTTGATGATAATTTATTTGGTGATGTTTTACCTTCTAATTCCGGTGAAGAAGGGTATGGAGACACATTTAACACACCCTTTTTAGGATATTCAAGAAATTTATCACCAAAAGAGTTAGATTATGAATTATGGAGAAGATTAGTTATAAATGCTTGGTGGTTATTCAAATCCAAAGGACATAGAAAAGTATTAGAATTCTTTTTAAATTTATTTAAAATACAAAACTGTGTTGTTAGTTTAGATGAATTTATATATATAGCCAAAAATAGGTTAGATCCAATAGATACTTTGGATGCTATAGCTGATTATTTAGGTGTTGATGTAACTGAATTAACATCACAAAATGATACCACTTATATAAATGCTGGTTACCCTTTAGATAATTTTGGATTCCCTTTTATTCATCCAGATAATGGAGACAATTATTATCAAATGTATGGATTTTGGTATAATGGTGGTAATTTATCCGAATTAGGGAATAATCCACATATTGGTTTGTATGATTACGGTAAACATTATTTTGATAAATTTAGATGTTTTATAGATAATTTTTCTGGTGTAACAATTAATACAGTTAATTTTACTGACTTAAAAAATTTATTTAAAGAATATACCAAAGAAGGTACTAATACACAAAATAATGTACCTAATTACGGTGAAAATTTTGCACAAATTTTAAATAATAACGGCCAAGTTTCTTCTAACGCTACAATAATAAAAGCTGGTAGTTCTACAGATATTGTGTATAATAGTAGTAGCACACCTTTAAGAATTACATTTAATTATGGAGGATCAAATTGTGAATTAACTTGTCCTAAAGATTTAATTTACTATGATAATGGTATTATATTAGCGAATGATTTAACTACATTAAATCTAACTGATACTAATATTAATAGTTTTTTTAATACTAATTTAAATGATTTAGTTAAATCATCTGAAATATCACAAATTTGTTGTGAAGAACTAGGTGGTTATTATACACCACTTAGTCAATTAGATGTAGTGAATTGCCCATCAAAAGGACAATTATTAATATTAGATAGTGGTTTAGTTTTAGGTATAGAAAACCAATCATGTTGTAAAAGTTCGGTTGTTGAGACAGATGTTTATTGGAACCCCACCAAAGGTTGTTTAATTAAGGGTACTGAACCATACTTAGTACAAGAAGTTTTTACAGCAAATGATTTATTTTCTAATTCTACAAATGATTTTGCGTGTTTTTGGTGTCCGCCAACAAAATATTTATGTGGTAGAGAATATTATGAAATTTTTGATGGCTCTGTAACCCAAAAAACAAAA